CTGCCCAGTCGCATTGCACCAGCCGAATGCGCGTGCGGTTGTTGTCGGTCCAGAACGCGGTCTCGGGCCGGTCGTTGTATTGGTAGTCGGTGCTGCTGAAGCTGCTCTCGATTACGTCCTGCACATCCTCGCCGGGATACATCTCCTCGAGGGCGTCGCGGTCGGTCCAGATGACCATCCCCTTGTAGCGCGCGTCACTGAAATCGTAGCTGCGGCTGTGCGGATCGTACCAGATGCGGTCCCACGGGATGGTGGTGATGGTGATGTTGCACGAGCCCTGCCCATCGTCCTCGAGGCCCAAGTCAGCGCCGCCGGCGCCCTCGATGAGCATGTTGCTGAACACCTCGCTGCGAACGATAGAGAAGTCGTTGTCGTCCGCGATGTAGCGCAGTGCCTGCGTGGCGGCGTCGGCGCGGTCCTCCTCGGCTGGCGTGCGAGCGAACGCCTTGGGATCCGTGCGCGCCTTGCGCTCCATGCCACAGAGCAACTGCACCTTATCGGCCACCTTGTTGATGACGATAGCAGGCTGGCCGCGTTCCTTCAGCAGCTTCAGCTCGTCGCGCGTCCACTGAGATCCATCGAAGTACTCGCGGTCGCGCTGTGCGAGGTCGATCTCGTCCATGCGCGCCAGCTCGCTCTCCTCGAACCAGCGGATCAGGCGCGCGTGGAGGTCGTCCAGATCGCGGGGATACGCATCGGGGTCGCCGCCCGTCAGGTCACGGATCGCCGGCGGCGTGTCGGGGCCGCGGTCGCCGCTATGGACGTGGAGATGGAGAGCTGTGTCGCTCACTGGCTCGGCTGCTGTTGGTGGGTTGCGGCGGCTGCGGCGCCACCGCCTGCGATCAGGCCGGCGATGCCATACTTGCGCAATATGTCGATCGTGGCGGCGTCGAATACGACGTAGTTGTGCGTGCCGACGACGGGGTTCTGCTTCAGTTGATCCAACCGTGCCTGCGCAGTTTGCAGGTTAGAGGTGTGATTGAGCGCATCAAGCGAAAGCGAGTTGTGCGCTCTGGAGCCAGGGGCAACGCTCTGTATGGCATTCTGCACGGTCGAGAGGGCGCCGGTCAGGTCATCCACGTTGCTTTGTGCTGCTGCCAAGTCTGCCTGATACTGCGCAGGCCAACGGCGGCTACCTTGGTCGAGGTAGCGGATGCCGGGGATGCCGGCTTGCTGGAGACGTTGTGCAGCGAGCGCCTGAGCTTCACTTGCCGACACGCCAGTTCGATTGGCCTCAAGCAGCCCGAGGTTGGTCGCAATACTGCTGCCAGACTGATCCGGCCTAAACTGCCCCTGCAGCGCATCCTGCACCACTGGATGCTGCTCACTGAGCGGCTTGTCCCAGTCGAGGAAATGCTCCGGATCAGCGCCTATGTTCACCTGATACATGCTGCCGGGTGACTTTGGCTGCTGAAACGATAGATCACGCCCCTTCAGTTCGTCCAGCGCGTCCAGCGTCCTGTTCGCCATGTCCCGATTGGCAATCCCTACCGAGTTGTTGGGCATGCGTTGCAGTGCGTCCTGCGCTCTCTGCAACGACGCTTCATTTGAAGCCCGTAGATCATCCAGGGTCGAGAACCCATCGAGGTGCATCTTGGCCAGCGCGATAGCTGATGGTGACAGCCCAGCATCTTCAGCGGGAACGCCATTGACCTGCACGCCGGAGTTAGGAGGCGGTCCAGCGAGGGCGTCCCGATAACTCCGCGCCACGCCCTCGTTGCCGGCGAAGTAAAGCCCGTGGCCATACGCCTGCGCGCCCTCTCCGGTGCCGATCTTGCTCGTGTCGAACTGGTCGAACGAGTGCGGGCTGCCGTGATACGCCACGATGCCAGGGGGCGGCGCATCGCCCGGCGCCGTGGTGCCCATCATGACGCCCTGCGCGTATTGCCCCGCCGCGTCGACCAGCCCCTTCTGCGTCGGTAGGCCCGTGTCAGGATCGAGCAGGCCCTGGCGCACGCTCTCGGCGCGCTGGTCCTGGAGCCACTGCCACGCCTGCTGGCCCGCTGCTGCCACGCCTGCGCCCTGGCTCGTGTCGGACGGCGGTGCGGCGTAGTTGAGCATCGGCGGCCCGAGGCTGTTGGGCTGGCCCACGGGGCTGTTGGGCTGCCACAGCCAGGGCATGTTCGGTGGGGCTAGGCTGTTGTCGGGCATGGGGCGTTGCTATTGCTGCCTGCACGGATCAGCGGCGCGTTGAGATAAACCGAGACGCAGTAGTCTGCCCTGTTATGCTTTGGGCGCCCGCAGTAGACGTTGCCGACGGCGTAGGCCCCTCGGTCCAGAAAGCGGCACATACCGTAGTTCAACCGCCGGGAACCGCGTCTTGCCTTTGGGCCACGTTTCGCAAGCTCCAGTTCCCACCAAGCCAGCCACTGCGCATAGGTGAACTCGAATGGAATGCCGCGCGCTTTGGCATGCCACTTGTGGGCATAGAATGCTGGCCTCTCTAGGCTGCGGTGCAACTGGCTCATGTCGCTGATTTCGTTGGCCTGATGAGGCCGATATGAACGCAACTAGCGTTTTAAATTCCTGGTCGGACCCTTTTTCCTTCGCCTCGCCAATCGGGCGATTGGTCTAGACCTTAGCGCTGCGGTTGTTCCGTCCGATAAACGCCAGGATCGGACGTAACCGTCTATTCGGTTATCCTCAGCGTTGTCCTTGTGCGTCCCGCAGTAGATGTTGCTGCCTTCTGCTTTGCCAGATCCACTATCCGTTGCGCGGCAGCACGATCAGAGTACCGCGTGGCATCGTAGCTCTCGAAACGACGCCTGCCGGGTGGCCTATAAATGATGCGAGCGCCGCCGGGATAATCGCGAATAGCCAGAATGCGAAAATCTCCCCTCCCTTTCTCTCCGAGCCTTGGTAGGTTATCAGCAGCCATATCGAACGGTTCCTTCGTTCGGGTGGTCAGGCTCGGATCAAGGGCGTTGACGCGCCCTCCGAGCCGCTTCGTTTATATAGCACGTTCACTCCTGCCGCGGCACCAGGCGAGCGGTGACGCGCCCCACCTCCTCGGCCACGCGCACCTCAGCGTAATCGCGGAACCACCGTGCGGTGAAGGCGGCGCTTTCGGCAGCCACCGCCTCATGCATCCCCGCACGGTTATACGCCTGCACGAACGCCTCGGCCCACTTCACCGGATCGGTCCCGGCGTGGCGCTGGAACTCGGCGCCGCTCATCGTGGTGGTGTCTGGCTGCTCGGTCATGGGCGGTCCCTGACGCGCGTCATAATGCGCAGTTCATCCGGCATATTCTCCCGTATCTCGATGTAGGCCTGCGACTGGTTCAATAGGCCCTGCAGCCATCTATCGTGCTCTTGCCGCCGTCGTTTACGTTCCGCCTTGGCCTCTGGCGTGTTCCGCTCGGCACGACGCTTTGCCCGATATTCTGCCTGCTTGGCCTTACGCTGCTCGATGGCCTCAGGTGCGGTCTTGGGATCGTAGTGCCGCTTGGCCTCGATCAGCCGCGCCTGGGCTGCTGCGTATGCCAAGAGCGCTGCCTCGTATTCCTGTCGCTCGTCGCTCATGCGTCTCTCACCGGCAGCAGGTATCGCAGCGACTGCTGGGCGCTCTGCACGTCCCCCCCGGCCGCGTCCAGCACGCCGGCCAGTGAGGAGCCGCGCGCCGTGCGTGGGTAGTCGGCACAGAACCTGCGCCACGCCTCAGGCATGCCGTCAAACGCCGCCATCGACGCCCTGGCTCGTAAGACCTGTGCCCAGTCGGCCTTTGTCAGCCGCACCCTGAGCGGCTTTGGGGGAGCGACGGTTGCGCGACGACGCCTCCTCATTCCACCATTCCTCCACCATTGCGCGCAGCCGCGTCTCGTCGCCGCGACCAATGGCTAAACTGCGATAGTCTGCGCCGCACTCGCATTTGAGGCTGCGACAGAACACGTCAGGGCTCTCCCTTGGCACAGACACAGGCCAGCGGCGAGTCCAGCACTTCTGGCAGGAAATATGCACGACTCTATCATCGTCGCTCATGCCACGCGCCAGCTCTCAACTGTGCTCTGCGATGCGCGGGAGAACGCGCGATCCCACGAATCGCTAGCCTGCTCTGGCGGTGGCGGCGGCCGGCCGGCAACCATCACATCGAGCAGTTGTCCCACCAGTCCCAGTGCGTCGACCTGGTCGTCGTGCTTGCCAGCCGGGAACGTCATCAGTTCAGCCTCGAATGCTGCCCGCCACGGCGCGGATGCGGCGTAGTGCAGCCCATCGAGCGCAATGCGACCCCGGATGCTCTGCGCGCGCACAGCCTTGTCGCCACGCGTGGGGAACTGTCGTCGCGCCACGAATGCACGACGCTCTCGCTGGCGGCGATCGAGGAACGGCCCGACACCCGCCTTGATCTGGCCCTGCTCCTCAGCCCAGCCGACTGGCTTCCATTGGATCACCATGTCGCACAGCGCCTCAATCCACGCATCGGATGCAGTCTGGCCGCGCCAGAGGTCGAGCAGCCACAGCCGGTTGTCTGGGTCCATGCCGACGACGACGTGGACGGTCCAGTCGCCTCCATCGGCTGTCACGGCATAGTCGCTGCCGCCATAGACCTGCAGGTCTTCACGCCGCGGCATTGAATGAGCTGGCCGTAGCCAGTCGCGCTCGAAATAGATGCCGGTGGCTGGTGCGGGCGACTGTTGATAAAGCGCGGACCATGTGCGGCTGTCGCGCCTGGCGTCGGTACGCATCTCGGTGGTGAACCACTCGGGCCACAGCGGCTCGCCTGGTGCGCGCCCCATCGGATCGTGCAACTCGGCTTCCATTGGGAGTTTCAGGACTTCCCACTGTCGGCCAGCCGTGGCCATCTCTTCCAGCAGCATGCCGCCGAGGTCTGATTCATGCCACCGGGTCA